TTTATGTTTATCAAAATGGTGATTTAGTTAATTTGGATTCAGACCCATTTGTAACAATCAAAGATAGAAGTGGATTGCCTTGGTCACCAGCAACATCAAATTTAAGTACTTGTTTGAGAACCAAAGGTGTATATGAAGTTGTAGTTCCAAATTCATTTACAGGATGTCCAACACCTTGTGTTTTTTATGATGTATGGTCAGGTTTAACAATTAACGGACAAAGTATACCTAACGTTGAAAATCAATTTATCCTTCAGCCATATACCGCAGGAATTCAAATAGGTACTCTCTCAAGAGAACCATCACAATTTGGATTTGATTTTTATGGTATATTACAAAACGAACAAATACTCAACACGGACATTAGAAAAGTCGGTGTAACAATTAAGAAAGCTTATACCGCACAACAAATGTTGTTAGACGTATCTGCATCTTATAGAGTTTATGTTAGAGAAGGAACCACAGAAGTTTTAGTCCAAGATTGGACACTAATTAATAGAACAACAAATGAATATTATTTCATATTTGATATGAAAGATAAAATTCCAAATCAATATTATGTAGATATTCAAGTAAGTACTTCAGGTGAAAAGAATACTTATAAGAAACAACTTACATTTAATATAGTTAATAATAAAAATAATTTAAACACACCAACACTATGAGTAAAATAATTAAATTAACAGAATCGGATTTAACTAATTTGGTTAAAAAAGTTCTTGCCGAAGAACAAACTACCAACTATATGCTCTTTTCTAATTTAGAACAAATAAAAAGACAATGTGAAATATTATTAGAAATGGACCCAAATATGATTGATGAAATTATTCAAGATGGTCACGATTGGGCTGACGACCACATATCTGAAGCAAAAAATAATATGGACCAAGTTTTTGATTTCTTAATGAACGAAACAAAAAAACACGAAGAATATGTTGATTATGAAGACATAAACGAAGGACGTAAAAAAACAGGAACTAAACTTTGTGCTCGTGGTAAATCGGCAGCAAAATCAAAATTTAAAGTTTACCCTTCGGCATACGCTAATGGTTACGCTGTTCAGGTCTGTAAAGGAAAAATGCCAGGTTTAGACGGTAAAAAACATTGTTCAGGAGCTTATTGTTAATAAAATTTAAAAAGGGAACTTAAGTTCCCTTTTTTATTTAAAATATATTCCATATATTTGTCCTATGGGAGAAAAAATGATGGGTTATATACCAAGAATGCTTTATAAGCTTTATTTAATATTAAAAGATAGGTTTGACCCCAAACCTGTTATTACTGACGAAGAAAAGACGTGGTTTGATGTCTGTATGAAATTAATGGACATTCCAAACACAGAACTTTTTGATTATCGTGAACAAAACCAAAAGTTTATTGTTAACGACAGAAAAAGAACATATATCATTATCGAAGGTAGATATGTGTCGTTAATCAACCCCGCACATAGTTTTACAACATATATCGATGGATATGATGTTTATGATAAAGTTATTGAAAGATTTAATGGTATTATTCGAAAGAATAGAATTGACCTTGTGAATAGTTTAAATGAAGAACATAAAAGTTCTTTAGATAAAATTATAAATTCTTTGAATTAAACTCTTCATTAAGAACATTCTTAATGATATCTCTTAAAGACTCATTCTTAGGTTTATAGGAAACCATTTTTGGTTTGTTTCCTGTACCCGTTTTAGAATGAGTTTTTTCTGCTTTACGTTTTTGTTGACAAGCCGACCTTTTTTGTGAGTCACTCATTTTTCCTGCAACACCTACCGCTCTACACTTTGGATAACCTTTATCTGAAGCTTCTGGTCTACCACAGGGGGGGTGTTTTCCATCCTTATTTTTACGACAAATATTAACCCAAGGACCACCAGGTTGTTTACTACCTTTTGGTTTTTTCTTTGTTCCGAACCAAACACCCAAATCTTCTTTAAGTGGTCCAACGGCTTGTTTAATTATTTTTTCGGGTGATTCCATGTCTCCGATATTGCTACCTTCGTCATCAGTTTGGTTAGTATAAAATTGTTTTAAATACATATCAATTTTAGATAATTTTTTAGTTCTATTTTCAATTCTTTCTCTTTCCTCAGGAGTTTCTTTATAATCTCCATCAGCTTCTTCATATGCCAATTCCGCATTAGTGTACTTATAAACAGGAGACGTAAATGGTCCTAATTGGTCTTCAGTCCATTGTTGCGGGGCAAGAACAATTGGAACTTTAAAGTGTCCCGAATTTGCCGAACCTGTTGCTTCACTAATTCGTTTTTTATTCATATTATTATAAATATCTAAGAATATTTTTATGGAACAACCTAAAACCGAAAAAACACCAATAACATTACTTTTTGATAGTATTCCCGTTTATGAACCAAATGATATTGAAAAATTATTGAATGGTTTGGAATACCCACAATCCATATACATTATAAATCAATCAATTAATTATGCTTATAAACACGGGATATTTTCTATGGAAGAGATTGAACTTATATCAAAATCATTAAGAAACATTACATTACATAAATGTATTGAACAGGAATCTGAAATTTCTTCTCAACCCAATCAGAAATAGAATCTCTGATAAGGACATAACTTTTAATCCCCAACATTTTTTTAAGATTGCTAATCAGTTTGGTACTTATAACACAATCACCACCAAAGGTTAAGGTAATAATAAAATCACCGCTACTATCAACAAGATGAACCTCGTTATTATCTTTAACTACTTTATAATCTTTAATTTCCAAATATTTGGAGATAATATTGTTAAGTTGGGCTTGAGTGATTTTATAATCCATATACAATAAATACCATACAATAAAAAAAGGGTCTCACGGGACCCCTTTTTATTTATAACTTATTTCCACAAGACGGACAAAATTTATATTTTGATTTTGTCTTGGTACCACATTCAGTACAATAGTATTTAATGTCTTCTGTAGTTTTATTTTTATTACTTAATGGTAATATCTTTAAACTTATTTGATGTGAAACATTGTATTCAAAATTTTGATATGAATTGGTAAAATTTTGTTTTGATTCTTCACCCTTTTCAACTCTACCAGTTTCAATAGATTTTTTAGATAATGTTGGTTCACCAACTAATGATGAGACCGATGATGTATTAGAATAATACGACGCCATTGGAGCAGAATTTGATGTTGTAAATGTTGCATTACCATAGTATGGTGAACCTGTTGTAAATGTTGCATTACCAAAGTATGGTGAACGTATGCTTACAGTACTAGTACTACCATTAACATATAAACCATAATTTGGTTGATGAATTTGTTCGTTATAGAACTCAATCCTTACGTCCCCATTTAAATCGATTGCCGTCCTGTTTAACGACGTATCTTTTACTTCATAGGTACTGAACTCAAACTTGTTGTTTGTGTCAAGGAAACGTTCTAAAAACACTCTCTGACCTGGTCGAATAACGACACCACCTGTGGAGATGTATTCACCATTTAGTTTGATTTTACAAAGTACTGATTTTTGTGTTGGATTATGAATTTCAAATTCAAAATTATCCTTATCATTAAGGAAAACGGTGTCACCGTTGTACATTTTAAGTCGCGACTTTTTTCTTGTGATGTGAGCAGTCGGATTACCCACGTTGTTTGTTGTGTAATTCATTTTTTTACTTTTAATATAGTTTTATTGACTACGTTACCAATACCTTCGTCTCCGTGAATACTCAACAGCTTTAAGGGCTGGGGACTGATAAACTAAAAATCTAAAAATAAATATAAGTAATTTTGATTTTCTGTAAATAAAAAAAGGGACAATTGCTTGTCCCTTTTTAGTGTATTTGTTAAAGATTGATTATCTCAATTCTCTTAAATCAAATGTTCTAACACCATCAACTGTAATACGTCCGTAAAAGCGATTATTTACCATTTTTTTAGCGTATCTAGTCATGATACCCTTGATTGGAGTAAAGTTAAACGGATTGTACATTGTAGGAGTTAATTGTAGAGGTACGTACGGTGCGTAGATGTAACCTGTGTCAAGTAAAGATGTACCTTTGTGACCCATTAACACTTGGTTAGGTGGGAAATAAGGGTCTCTGAACACTTGGTAACGACCAGCTAATGTACCAACTCTTTCAATACCCATGTTGTATTGGTCTTGCTCAGGAGCTGCATTTGATACGTGGAAATATTCCAAGTCATCAAAGATAGCACTGATTTCAGAAGAAACAACAATCCAGTTAGCTCCACCTCTTAAGGTAGATTTGTGGATTTGAGCTGAAATTTGATTGATAGCTGTAATCAAAGTTTGATTCCAGTCTTTTTGAGTGTAAGGAACTGCGCTTCCTCCCAGACGTTTCCATCCGTTGTAATCCCATCTCAAGTTCCAAGCAGCACCTTTACGTAAATCTCTTAAGATTTCACGGTCAATTTCTGCCGCAACTTGCTCAGATAATAAAGCTGTTAATTCAGCCTCAGCATCGATGTTATGGAACGCCGCAACGTCTTGTGCCATTTCTGGAGACCATTGTGCTCTTAATTTTCTTTCAGTTACTGAAACAGTTACTGACATTAAATCAAATGAAACCTCACCAATTCTATCTTCAAATTCTAAGTTTTTGTAGATTCTGTAAGTTGCTGTAAATGCATCGTTAACACTTGTATCTGATGAGAATGTTGAACCTGTGTAACCGTCCATTGAACCACCACAAGTAATACAAACTGGTACTTGTAAGTCAACCTCTAAGTAGATTTTACCTTCAGCATCACATAAGTTGTCATATTGACCACCGTCAGTTCCACTACCAGGGAATGCTAAGTTAGCGTTGTTATTACCATATTGTACGATACCTTTACCATATCTTTGAGTTACAACTCTGAATAAGTAAGGGTTAGCTGTATTAGCTGAAGTATATACGTTGCCATCAGCACCATAAATAGTTAAATCAGATAAGAAAGCTTCATTATCCATTGGTTGACCATCAGGACCGATTAATTTACCAGCTCCATCAGATGCAAAACCTGACATAACGATTAATACTTTTCTGTAATCAGTTTCAGTATAAGCCGAAGGAACTAAAACACTACCATCCCAAGCAACAGTAACAACTTTTGTACCAACATTTCCACCCGAATTTGCGGTGATTGCAGAATATTGTCCTTTTGAATAGTCAAATAAACCTGGTGGGTCTAATGCTGGTTCGTTACCTTCGTAGAATCTATCGTAAAGGTCTTTAGTTACGTTGTAATCATAACCTGAATTAGGTGTTTGGTCTTGTACCATGTTTGGTGCTCCGTATGGAGGGAAGTGAATACCTGTGTTCGCCAAGTTAGTTGGGTCAGTGTAAGACTGAATGTTAGGTACAAAGTAGAATAATTTACCAATAGGTAAGTTCATTGCTTGTACTGAAACGATATCGTTTGCTAATAATTTAGAGAATACACGTCTAACGATTGGGAAAACCACTGTTTCAAATGCACCTGTATCAGATGTAGATGATGCTTCATTAATTA